CTACTCAATGGTTACTGCAAACCGTTTCTGGTCTCAGATCTTCGGTATTGCGTTTAGTAATAAGAGGTGGTTGCATTTCTTTATGCTGTTTGTTCCTGTTATGGGTCTGTGGACAGCTTCCATCGGTATTATTGGTCTTGCTCTCAACCTTCGTGCTTATGACTTTGTATCCCAAGAGATCAGAGCAGCAGAAGATCCAGAGTTTGAAACCTTCTACACAAAGAACATCCTTCTGAACGAAGGACTTCGTAACTGGATGGCAAGTGTGGATCAACCGCACGAGAACTTCGTATTCCCAGAAGAAGTTCTACCGCGTGGAAACGCACTCTGATTTGTGATATAATTAGAGGGGTAAGACCCCTCTTTTTTTATGTTGTAATATGACTATAGTTATTAGACCTCCTAAGTTGTTGTTCCCAGCGAAAGTTCAGATCACTCAGGATACTGAGTTCCATACTTATGGGGAGGACATGGTACAATGGATGATTGACTATTCATATAAGCATGAAACTTTTAACAGAAGTAATGCTGGGGGATATCAAAGTAATGATAAATTTTATCTAGAAGAATCGTTCGGGCAGTACTTAAATAGATTATCGGAACTAATTACAGCATCTGTTGATGAATATTGTAATGGTCTTCTGTGTGAAAAGTATGAGATTGTTCTCTCTAACATGTGGTTTAATTTGAATCGCAAGGGTAATTACAATCTAGAGCACACTCATCCTGGGTGTCTTCTGGCGGGAGTCTTCTACTTATCAGTACCAGAAAAAGCAGGACCAATTATTTTTTTCGATCCTAGTGCTCATTGTTCATCAGAGATTGATGAAAATTGCATTGAAGAATATGTACCACAACCTGGCGAGATGCTATTGTTCCCTGCATATCTTCCTCATAGAGTAGACCCAAACTTGGATGATGACCAGAGGGTCTCGCTGTCTTTCAATTTAGTTCCAAGGTAACATGGATTTAGAAATTATTGATAACTTTTTAGACCAAGAATACTTTGACTTTATCAGTGGGAACATCATGTCTCACAATTTTCCATGGTTATATGAGCATAGGGTTGCTAATCCAGACGAAAATAAGGATAAAGATTTTTACTTTACTCATAGAGTATACGATGATTTTGTCCCACAAAGTTCTTTCTTTGATGAGATGAAACCACTCATGCAGAAGATGGATATCCATGCATTGGTTAGGATCAGAGCAATTCTATATGCTAACCAGGGTGAGCAGATCATTCATGATAAGCATCGTGATTATCATTTCCCACATAAGACAGCATTACTATATTTAAATACCTGTAATGGGTTTACTGAGTTTGAAGATGGTGAGAGAGTAGAGAGTGTTGCTAACAGACTAGTCAAGTTTGATGGATCTAAATTGCACAACAGTTCTACCTGCACTGATCAAAAGGTGCGGGCAGTTATCTCCATCAATTACTTCTAATAAATAACTTAAAAGCATCTATTTAAAATAATGCCTACCGCAATTAAGCCGAAACGAAGTACGGTTATCGGTAATATTCCGAGTGTTGCCGATCTTCAGGATGGTGAAATAGCCGTCAATATTGTAGACCAAAAAGTCTACATTAGAAACGGTAATATCATTGAGACTATTGCGTCTGCTGCAACTGGTGCTACTCCTGTATGGAACTTACTGAATGCTAACGCATCTATCGTTGGTAACAAGCGTTATCTCTGCGATACATCTGGTGGAGAGATCACATTAGCGATGCCTACTGTGGGTCTGGTTCCTGGAGACAGTATCGAATTGCACGATGCAGCAAATACTTGGCACATAAATAATGTTATATTGACCGACGCTGTGAATTCTTTTAGGGATGTTGTTGGTAACCTTGAGCAACCCCCGCTCATTCTTGATGTCTCATCAGTGACTGTGCTGTTGTTATGGACTGGAGTTTATTGGAGTATCATTAGCTAATGGCACTTACACTTAGTAACGCTCACTTCCAACCTGAGGATTCTAAGGGATACTATGTGTACGCCCTGAGAAGAGATGAAGATCACATGCTTCATTTGACCAAAGTCAGTACTGCATCGACTACTGAAACATTCGATCCGTTCAGAACAGATGGAAGACAGGTAGAACAGTTTGGTGACTACGAAGATTATGTCGAAGAGACCACCGAACAAAAAGCAGTCAGCAATGACCCGCAAGATAAATACCAACAGATTCGCTTTGACAGGCGAAATGTAAATTATTATTTGGACTCTGAAGGATACTTTGTCCTTCAGGTAAATGGAAACCACTCATACTCTGGACCTGTATAAAGAGAACCAACAATGGCAGAATTTAGACTTGGCAGACTGAAATTCAATTGGCGCGGTGACTGGGCTGGATCCACCGCGTATGTCATCGATGACATCGTAAGATTCGGTGCGAATTCCTATGTCTGTGTCGGGAACCATACTTCCCAAGCCCTTGCCGCAAACTTCACGAGTGATTCTGCCTACTGGCAACTTCACACGAGTGGTTTTGAATTCAAAGGTGACTTTGCGGTAACCACAGCTTATGTTGTGGATGATGTAATTAAAGAAGGTGGTAACCTTTACATCTGTACAAACCAACATACATCTACTGGTGTCGCCAGTGCATGGTATACCTCTGATTACCCAGGTAACTGGGAACTGTACCACGAAGGTCTGAATTTCAGAGGTGCCTTTGCCACTGACAGCTACTATGGCATCAACGATGTTGTATCTTTTGGTCCCAGATACTACCGTTGTACTTCTCCTTATACCTCTGCTGGTAACATCAGTGCTCCCGAGTCTGATCCTGCAGGTATTGGTTCCGATTCGTTCTTCCCACCAGCTGCAAACTGGGATGAGTTCTCCCAAGGTCTGAAGAACGAAGGCTCTTACATGAGCACTGAGCGTTATCAGAGAGGCGACATTGTTGAGTGGAAAGGTTCCACCTATGTTGCTATCGGTACTAACCCCTCTGGTGCTCAACCTAACGAGAGTACAGATCAGTGGAGTTTCCTGAACCTGGGTATTGGCACTGGTGGTGCTTCCGAGTGGAACGAAACCCTTAACTATTCTAAAGGTCAGACAGTTATCTTTGGTGGTAACATTTATATTGCTGATGACCTTAAGATCCCAACCTTCTCAAGACCAACTGGTGTTGGTAACACCACCCTGGACACTGGTATCAATGGTTGGTCTCTGATTAACCGTGGTACAACCTGGAACGGTGCCTTCAGCACCTCCACCATCTATGAGATCGGTGACCTGGTTGAGTACTCCTCCTCTGCATACATCTCTGTTGCATCGACCAATGTCAATGTAACTCCTGGAACTGATGTTACTAAGTGGCAAGCATTTGCTATCGGCGATAGCGCAGCACTGCTGACTACTAAGGGTGACATCCTTACCAGAAACGCAACTGGTCCTACCAGACAGGGTATTGGTACACAAGGTACATTCCTTCAGGTATCTTCTAGCGATGAAGTGCAGTGGGAATATCCTGGTATTCGTACCAAGGTTTACTATGTTGATGCTCAGCAGGGTAGCAACAGTGCTGTAGGTCTGACTCCTGATACTGCTTGGGGAACGATCTCTTATGCATCTACTGCTGCTAATAAGACTGTTAATGTCACGAACTTCACTTATGATGCATCGACAGGTTTAGCAACAGTTACTACAGACGCTGGTCACGGTCTCTTCGAGAACGGTGACATCAGACTCTCTGGTATTGCCTTCACCTGCCCAGGTGGTTCTGGTATTACAACAACCATCTTCCCCGATGGTACTCAGGGTTTCTACTTCAGAGTAGCGAGCACCATTGACTCCACAAACTTCACAACTAATGTTGGTCCTTCGACCATTGCTCACAGTTATGTCTCTGGCGGTACTGTAACAGACGCATCTCCAGTTATTCTGAAACTGTCTGCTGGTGTCTTTAAGGAACAACTTCCTATTGTTCTTCCTAAGAACTTCTCCATTGCTGGTGATGTTCTGAGAGGTACATCTGTTGAACCTGCTGCTGGTATCTCTACTGACGGTATTACACCTAACAACCGCCAGACCATGTTCTTCGTGTCTGACTCCACTACGGTTCAGGCAATCACGATGAAGGGTCTGACTGGTTTCAGATATGATCTGAACGATCCATTCAATACTGATCTCTGGGGTCCAAAGGTTGGTGTAGGTAGCACTGCTTGTGGTGTTTACTTCAGACTGAACCCTGAGACTCCTATCCTTGACCGCTCTCCTTACATTAAGGACTGTACTGCCTTCTCTGATATGGCAACAGATGGCACTGGTCACGGTGGTGCTATCGGTATCTTTATTGAGGGTGGTAAGCACGAACCTAAGGCACAACCTGCTGGTGAGGGTAGAGGTGGTAAGTCGATGGTCTTCGACGCCTTTACCAACATCCACTCCGATGGTGTAGGTTTCTGGTTGGAAGACGATGCTCTTGCTGAGATCGTTTCCTCCTTCACCTACTACTGTTCCTTCGGTTATGTTGCAGATGATGGTTCTGAGATCAGATCTCTGTCTGGTAACAACTCCTACGGTGACTACGGTGCTCTCGCGGTTGGTTTCTCTACCCTTGAGACTGCTAGAGATGGTCGCCTCTTCGGTGACAAACTGGAGATCGTTGTTGGTCAGGTAACTGGTACGGTTTCTGTTGGTGCCACGATGCGTGGTACTGTATCGGGTGCTCGTGCTGTTGTCACTAACGATCAGCAATCTGGTGAGCAGATCTACTTCAAGTATAACACTGGTTTCGGTAACCCCGATGGTGCTAACGGTGCTGTTGGTGTTGGTACTACCGTCTTTGTCCCTGGTGAGTATGTTGAACTTGATTCTGTTGGTGCTGCTGCTACTGGTAGATTCCAGATTAAGAACACCAGCACTGCCGTCACTGGTCAGAAGGACATCCTGTTCGAGATCACTGGTCTGAGTACAACACCTAAGGTTGGTGATGCTCTCGGATTCACCACGGTTGGTATGGGATTCTCTGACAGCAATGTCTACATCATCAGAACCGTAACTAACTACGACTCTGGTACTGGTCGCGCTACGATTAATGTTGCTCCTGGTAAGGGTTCCGCACCTGCATCGTTCGACAACCAGGCATTCAAGATGAGAACGAACTTCTCGAAGGTTCGTCTGACGGGTCACGACTTCCTGCTGATCGGTACTGGTAACACTTCGGATACTAACTATCCTAATGTTAACGAGAACAACGCTGCACAAGGTCAAGAGACTACTGTTAGAAACTCTGGTAAGATCTTCTTCGTCTCCACTGACCAAGGTGGTAACTTCAGAGTTGGTGACTTCTTCTCCGTTAACCAGTTAACTGGTGCTGCTACCCTGGACGCTTCCGCGTTCAACCTGGCAGGTCTGACCGAACTGAGACTGGGTGCCATCGGTGGTCAGGTTGGTGAGGCAATTAACGAGTTCTCCTCTGACGAGACTATGGCAGGTGACTCCAACACTGCATCTCCTACAGAGAAAGCAGTTCGTGGATTCCTGACTCGCGGTAAGATGGATGCCACCTCTGGTATTCTTGTTCCTCCTCGCGGTGCTCAGGCAACTCGCCCAACTGGCGTTGACCTGATCGAAGGTGGTCTCCGTTACGACACCGACGCTGATGGTTTCGAGTTCTACAACGGTTCTACATGGTTGCCTCTGGGTGCATACGCTAACATCGATGCCACTAGTGGAGTAACTGCTGCTAATAGACAGCAAATCTGGTGTAACACTAGTGGTGGTGCATTTACAGTTACCCTTCCCGCAGCTCCTGTTAAGGGCGACTCCGTTAGAATCTTTGATGTCGCGAAGACATTCGATTCTAACAACCTGACGATCGGTAGAAATGGTAACCCAATCATGGGCGACACTGCTGACCTGGTAGTTTCCACTGAGGGTGCTGCTTTTGAATTGGTCTTCTATGATGGCACACAAGGTTGGAGAATCATCACTGTCTGATTCTTCAGTAGGGGAGGGCAACCTCCCCTTCTTTTCGTTATGATTTTTGCTAAATACTATTAACGAACAACCATTTACAGATAAAGGTAATGGCAGATTATCAAAGTTATAAAAAGATTCAGGGTGACCAGGCGATCATCGCAAATAGTGTTGGTCCTGCACAGGTTACTGGAATCTCCACTGGTATCGTCCGCAAGGACTACTACTACAACCGCTGCTGGTGGAGTCCTGAAAATGGAGGTTGTTGTTACCTCTGGACTGTTCCTCAAGGTACTACCACTATTCAGTTTGAGCTTGTAGCTGGTGGTGGCGGCGGTGGTCCTGGTCGCTGCTGTACTGGTGGTTACCACCCAGGTGGTTCTGGTGCTTATGGTACTAAGATCCTTCAAGCACATAAGGGTCAGTATCAGGCAGGTTGCCAGTATACTATCTGTGCTGGTGGTACTACTCGCTGCTCTTGTTGTGGATGCTGTAATGGTAGACGAGGTTGTGGTTTCTGTGGTTGCGTAACCTATGTTCAGGGATCTGGTCTGAGTAACTTCTGTGCCAGAGGCGGTTCATGGGGTCACCACAAGTGCGCCTCCTGGTGCTACACTTGTAAGATGGTTTCCCAGTGTAACTGGTGTAATAACGAATCTGCTTCCTGCGTATGTAACATCTCGCAGGGCACAATGGGCGACTTTGCTCTTGGCGGCACAACTAGCGGTGAGGTTGCTAACCAGTACTGTAACACTGAGCACATTCCTTATGCTGGTGGTACTCCTGGTCCTTATAGTGTAACTCTTGCCAAGGGTCGTGCTAAGTGTGGTACTGGTAATGTTCGTGGATGCTGCTACGGTCACTCTCTGTTCCCAGGCGGCGGTGGATTTACTGCTGGTACTGAAGGTTCTAACTGCTGGGGCGATTACGGACAAGGTGGTCTGGTCGTTGTCACATACTGGTCGTAATCTAAATAAGAACGGAGGATCTAAAACAAAATGGCTAACATCACGAGAACATTTTTATTCCCAGTTCCAACTGAGTGGATGGGACAAGACCAGGACGACGACAATGTAGGTATTGCAACTTACACTGGTCCTGATCGGATTAAGTGTTGGTATATGCTGGATGGAGATGGCAATAAGACATCGACAATTTTCGATGCTCGTTCCGCTGACGAAGCAAATCTTCCAACACCACCAATTGATACCTATGAAGTCATCTTGAACGCTGAGACTCATCCTCTCCATGCTGCCATTATCTTCGGCGGTGTTGAAGGAGCAGATATCATTGAGGTTGCTGCTGGTCCTGCTGAAGATCCTAATCCAACAATCGAATCTCCTGATCATATTCAGGAAGTTTATGATTGTGAGTCTTTCTATTGGGATCCAGCTGCTAATGATGGCGCTGGTGCCTGGAGCACTCCAGTCTTCTCTCATAGCGTTGGTGGTCATGGCGACCCCGATGAAGATGATTACTCCTTTGGTTGGGACTGGGTAAGAAAGACCAGAGATCAATTACTGTCTTCCTGTGACCAGAGAATTCCAGCTGATGCACCAGAATCTTTTGGTGCTCCTTGGAGAGAGTATCGTCAGAAACTTAGAGACCTCCCATCTGCATGGGCAGGTGTTGGTACTGCTACTCACCTGATTGTCTGGCCTAGAGATCCTGATCAGCAAGAGTTTGATAGACAGACTGAACTTGATCCTCCACATCTCAGAGACTGAAACCAAAACTGACTTTTAATTTCAAAATTCTGGGAAAAAATTTCCCAGAATTTTTTTTATCCTATACCTTTTTTCACGATGTACGAAGTTAATGATGAACTCGATGTAAAAATCGCAGTTGACATTGGACCACAAAAGAAGAGAGCAGTTGTAGTCGATAACTTTTATAAGAATCCTGATGAGGTAAGACAACTTTGTTTGGATTCAAAAAAGATTACTCCAGAGGATGATCCTGGAATGATCAGTAGTCTTCCTGGAAATAGAGTCTTTATCAAGACAACAGAAGTTGCTGAGAAATTAGAGAAAGTATTCTTCATGCTTTGCTTTGACCCAGATCTTTGGGATAGACCTTTTGATGTGGAATTTTTCCATGCAGAATGGGATAAGTCTGGTTTCATGTGCAATGTAATTAATGACTCAACACTTTTGAGGAATCCTAACGGTATTATTCCTCATCAAGATTCTTATCCAACACACATCCATAATTTGAAGGCACAGTTTGGTGCCGTAATCTATTTGAATACTCCAGAAGAGTGTGCTGGTGGCACTAATCTGTATAGTTTTAATGGACAGATGACACTACCTGAAAGGGGTAGAACTGGTATTCCTAAACCAGAAAATGAAGATGAGATGTCACAAGAGGATCTCTATAATCATATCAATGATAGTTTAAAGGACTCTCCTGAGTGGACTATTGAACATAAATTTGAAATGGTGTATAATAGACTTGTTCTGTATGAAGCAGATGTCTTGCATGGGCAAAATGTAGATCTTGGTATGTTTACCGAATACGATAGGATAAATCAGATCTTTTTCATGTAACTAAATAAATCGTTGAACCAATTAGTATGAGATCTAAAGCATTCTTTATTAATGGTGGAGCTGGCAGAGTCATTTGTTCCATCCCTGCATTAGAAAAATATGCTGAAACGCATGATGATTTTATCATCGTGTGCGAAGGTGGGATGAACTTCTTCCAAGGTCATCCTGTGCTTCACAAGTATGCATATGATTTCTGGCACAAGAATCTCTTCGAGGATAAGATCAAAGAAAGAGATTGCGTCACACCCGAACCATATCGTCGCTGGCATTACTACAATCAGAAGTGTAGTCTTGCACAAGCATTTGATATGGAGATTAATGGTGTAGAGGAACCAAGAGAACTTCCTAAACCCAATATCAGAATCACCACTAGTGAAGGTATTACTGCACTCAATACCATCGACAACATTAAGTCGGAGACTGGTAAAGATAAAGTCATTGTGGTGCAACCCTTTGGTAGAGGTGTATCTGATGCTGGTGGGTATATCTTTGACCCAACATCTAGAAGTTTCAATGTCTCTGACATCTCTAAGATTATTAATGATCTGAAGAAAGACTACACTGTCATTATTATGAGTGAGTTCCCCTTCGAGACTGGGGACAGTCCTCATCCACATGCTCTTCCACAAGTCCCTGATATTAGATTGTGGGCAGGACTGATTCAGAATGCTGATCATTTCTTAGGATGTGACAGCGTTGGTCAGCACATTGCAAAGTCAGTTGGTACAACTGCTACAGCAGTAATTGGTTCTACATTCCCCATCAATATCTCATACCCCAATGATCCTGATGTAGATATCGTGGACCTTGGTGAGGGTAAGAGGATGTTCTCTCCCATCAGACTGACAGCAGAAGACTATCAGGACATGAATAATGATGGGTGCATGACGATGACAGATAAAGATATTAAAAATATTATTAGCATCTGTAGAAAGAGACTGGGTAAACCAGTGAAGGCAGAGGTAAAACCTAAAACGGAATCAGTAGTAAAGAACTCGTGCTGTGATAATCCAGCGCATAATCATAATAAGGGGTTTGGACAATGACACAATGGATTGCAGGAATGTCGAGGGGGCACAACGGTGGCGTGTGTCTCCTGAAAGATGGCGAGATGGTCTTCAACATTGAAGAAGAGAGACTGTCTCGTGCAAAGTATGACGGTGCTCCTCTCAGATCTTTGATGTTGATTAAGGAGTACACTGACAAGTTAGATTACCTTGTCATGGCACATACCACACCCATTGAACAGCACAAACTGTACATGGATTATTGTGGTAACGATCCTTACTATGGTCTGTGTCGTAAGATGGGTCTCCTCCCTGACACTGAGACCTTTGGTGATCGACCCGACAATGTAATTGATCTTGCTAGGATTCACCATAGACTCCACGCTGCATCTGCTTTTTATAACTCTGGATTTGAAACTGCCACCGCAGTTATTGTAGATGGTGCAGGTTCTTGGACTCAGTTTGGTGCCATTGAAAAGTTTGTCGAAGACTATTGGGAGACCGAGACTATCTTTGACTGTGCCTATCCAGCAAAGTTTGACACGAAGTATAAGCATATTGGTACAAAGTTTGCTACTCCAATATGTTACTACACCAACTTCTCTACTGGGTTCTGGAGTAACTATGGTGAGGAAGAATCCTTTGAGTCTCCTGAGAATGATCATCACCAACTGTTTGCTACTAATGCAGCAGGTATCGTGAAGACCTATGAGGCTATTACTGAGTACTGTGGATTCCCTTCCATCGAGGCAGGTAAAGTTATGGGTCTGTCTCCTTACGGTAAGGAGAATGATTATCTTCCTGACTTCTTCAAAGAAGAGGGTAGATTGGATGTAGAGGTCGCTGATAGAAATGTATTCACTCCTTTCTATCCTAATGGCGCTATCTATAATCTACACATGATTCCTGAAGTTGCCTTCATGGAACGGAAAGAGGGTGAGGAACTGTATGACCTGCAGAATAGAAAGGATGCTGCATATAAAGTTCAGAAAGAGACTCAGCGTCAGGTATTAAACCTGATTAGAAAAGCTGTTAAAGATAGTGGTAATAAGAATGTTGTTCTTGCTGGTGGTTATGGTCTGAACTGTGTTGCTAACTATTACTATCTGGATGAACTGAAAGATGAGGGTATCAATCTTTATGTCGAACCCGTAAGTAATGACTCTGGCACTGCCATGGGTGCAGCATACTTCTGGCATCACTGGATTAACAAAGACGAGACTCGTCGTGAGCGTATTACGAACCTTTACTTTGGTCCCGAGTATAACTACAGCACCGATGACATTATCAAGGCTGCTGATAAGTACGGTGCAGAAGTGAGTGATGCAGATGATGAGACTGTTGTTGATCTGATTACTAGTAAGAACATCGTTGCATGTTATCAAGGTAGATCTGAATCTGGTCCTCGTGCTCTTGGTAATCGTTCTATCCTATATGATCCTCGTGATCCTGATGGTAAGGATCATGTCAATACTATTAAGCGTCGTGAGTTCTTCCGTCCCTTTGCTGGATCTATTCTGAAAGAGGATGTACATGAGTGGTTCGACCTTCGTGGTATGGACGAGACTCCTATGATGATGTATGCAGTTAACTGCCAACCTGGTATCGAGAAAAAGATTCCTTCTATCATTCATGAGGATGGGACTTGCCGTATCCAGACTGTGACTGAGGAACAGAATCCTAACTATCATAGACTGATCAGTAAGTTTAAGGAGAAGACTGGTTGTCCCATCGTGTTCAACACATCGTTCAACCTTGGTGGTGAGGCACTGGTAGAGACTCTGGACGATGCTGTTCGTACTATCTCAGAGTCTGACATTGAATATGTTTACCTGCCTGAGTTTGGTAAACTGATTACAAAGAAGAATGACTAAAACTGTTTTTGTTAATGGCACCTTTGACATCCTTCACCGTGGGCATCTTGATCTCCTAGAGTATGCAAGGTCCCAAGGTGATAAGGTTGTCGTTGGTATCGATAGTGATGACAGGGTGCGTGAGAAGAAAGGTCCCACTCGCCCTGTAAATACTGCAGAGGACAGAGCACACATGCTACAGAGTCTAAAGTTTGTAGACCATGTTCTCCTTTTTGATTCTGATGAGGAATTAGAAAACTGCATTGCGATGACAAAACCTGATATAATGGTAGTAGGATCTGACTGGGAAGGAAAGTCAGTCATTGGATCTATGTACGCTGCCGAGTTACATTTTTTCCCTAGGGTAGAACAGTATGCAACTAGCAAGACAATACAAAGTATTATTGATCGGGGATAGTTGTACCGATGAATGGGTCTATGGAAACTGTGACCGTCTGAGTCCAGAGGCACCTGTTCCTATCCTCGTACAGAGTGGTATCGATACTGCACCTGGTATGGCAGGTAATGTTAAGCAGAACTTAGAGTCTCTTGGCATCACTGTTAATTTTGTCACGAATACTGAGGTGCTGAAGAAGACTCGCTATATTGACAGCAAAAGCAATCAACAGATCGTTCGTGTTGATACTGAACCTGATGTGAGGGCATTGCATCCATCTCAGTTGCAGATG